GATTGCAAGAGAGTCAGCATCTAAAAAAGCTGAATTTTTGTGTAAATATTGCAATATTATGCAGAACAGCTCGATTGCTTGGCTTGATTTTGAGAATGTTGACCGTGCTAGTGGTGAGCATCTCAATCTAAGTGATTTTCGCAAGCACTACTGCGTTGCAGGCATCGACCTTTCCAGAACTACTGACCTTACAGCAGCATCAATTGTGGTTGAAAAGAGTGGTGAGTTTTACATATTCACACAATTTTTTATGCCAAAAGACAGTTTTGAAAAAGCTTGTGAAAATGAACCTGAAACAAAGTACGAAGTTCACAAAGCAAAAGGTCGTATCATCATTTCAGGCGAACATTTTGTTGATTATAAAGACGTTTTTAACTGGTTTTTAAAAATCTTAAAAGAATACAAAATAATGCCTTTGCAGGTTGGTTATGACCGTTACAGTGCACAATATCTTATTCAAGATTTAAACGGATCAGGATTTAAAACGGATGATGTATTTCAAGGTACTAATCTTTCTCCAATTCTTGATGAATTTGAAGGATTACTGAAAGACGGAAAAATTCACATAGGCGACAATGAATTGCTCAAAAAGCAATTGCTTGATGTTGCTGTGAAAATCAATGAGTCAGACGAAAGAAAGCGACCTGTCAAGATTGAAAGTCGATTGCACATTGACGGTCCTGTATCAATTTTTGATGCCTTTACTGTCCGCAGTAAGTGGTATAAATCAATCGGAAAAATGCTCCAAAACAAGAAGGTGGCATAAATGAATTTTATCAAAAAAATTTTCAGACGTGCTTTTGGCACATATGTCAATATAAGTCGTAGCGAAAGCAGCGGTAATTATAACAGTGACGAAGAAATCATCAACAGTATTGCTGATAGAATTGCAACGCAGGTTTCAAAACTCCAGCCTCAGGTTATACGCAAAAATTTAAATGGTACTGTTATAAAGAATGATAAGCTTGCAAAATTATTGGCTTTAAGACCTAGTCCTGAATATAACACCGCGGACTGGCTATATCACATAACATATAACGCTATTCAAACCGGTGACGGCTTTGCTGTAATTTTCTATAACAAAGATTTTACGGAAATAGAGTCAATAAAACCCCTTACCTGCACCTATTACCGTATTTTTGAAGATAACGGCAACCTATTTTTCAGGTACACTTGGGCATTCGACCAAAAGGAATACACGGTGCCGTATCAATGCGTTATTCATCTCAAGGACAGACCGGGTAAAAAGCGTTTTCTTGGTACAAGTCCATACAATGATTTGAAATCATCAATTGATATGCTAAATACCACATATGACGGTATCAAGAATGTTGTTAAAAATTCTGCACAGCTTAGAGGATATTTGAAATTCAACAATTTTATCGATGATGATGAATTAAAAGCAAAAATCACGGAATTTCAAGATGCATATATGAAAGCCGAAAACGAGGGCGGTATTGCAGGTATTGGCTCTGAATGGGAGTTTAAAGAATTATCACAATCACCCAAGCAAATTCCAACCTCACAGCTTACATTTTTTCGTGGCAATATTTACAGCTATTTTGGTGTTTCTGAAAAAATTATCAATGGTGAATATTCAGAAAATGAATGGAATGCATTTTACGAAACCAAGATTGAGCCTATTGCTATGAAACTATCTCTTGAATTTACGTTCAAGGTATTTACTGAAAGAGAACGTGAATTTGGAAATAAGGTTGCATTTGTCGCAAACAAGCTTCAATACGCATCTACAACCACTAAGCTTGCGGTTATGAAAGACCTCTTTGACAGAGGAATGATAACAATTAACCAAGGCTTAGAGATTATGGATATGCCAAATATTGGTCCTGACGGTGATGTTCGTATGATATCTCTTAATTACGTCAAAGTTACAGACCAGTCACAATATCAAATAGGAGAGGGAGGTGACAACAATGCCACGGAATAATATAAATGAAATATTCAAAATCAAAAATTCAACTTCAAATTCTGCGGATATTTATTTTTATGGTGACATCGTTAGTGACGAGTGGAGCACTTGGTCAAATGAAGACCAGTACCCTGAAAACATTAAAAATCTGCTTGAAGGGCAGAACGGTAAAGCACTTAATATTTACATAAATTCAGGTGGCGGCTCTGTATTTGCAGGTATTGCTATTTATAACATTCTCAAAAGGCATAACGGCTACAAGACAGTTTACGTTGACGGTCTTGCTGCCTCTATTGCCTCTGTTATCGCTTTTGCAGGTGATAAGCTTGTTATACCTAAAAACGCATTTTTGATGGTACACAAGCCTTGGAACTATTGTATTGGCAATGCAAACGACCTGCAAAAAGAAATTGAAGTGCTGAACACAATCGAACAGAGTATGCTCAACATTTATCAGGAACATCTCAAAGAAGGTGTTGATATTAAAACAATTGCAGATTTTGTTGACAAAGAAACGTGGTTTACAGGCGAACAGGCAGCGGAATATTTTAACATTGAAGTTTCAGAGAAAAAAGAAATTGCGGCCTGTGCGGACATTTCAAAATTCAAAAACGCACCAAAAAATCTTAAAATCAAGGCTGAAAACAGCCGTGATGATACAGCTGTTAAATTAACAACAGCAAAAATCAAATCGCTGTGCATCAGCGGAATTACGAAAGGAGTTTAATTATGAACAAGAAAGAACTCAAGGCAAGACTTGCGGCAATTCACAAAGAGGCAACCGCAGCTGAACAGGCTGGTGACACTGAAAAGCTAGACAAGCTGCTTGCCGAGGCAGAGGAGATTAATGCAAAGCTTGAAAATGCTGACAAGCTTGCTAAAATTCACGGTTTAGCAAACACAAACGAAGATGAAGGCGAAACAGGCGAAGGAGAAGAGGGTAACTCTCCTGAGGCTAAGGCAACAAAAAGAGGCAAAGACCTTAAAACTGGTAAAGTAGTTAAGATGTCAAAAACTGCTATTACTCGCAAGGCTGCTATTTCATCAACTACTGTTACACTTCCAAAGCACACCTCAGACGAGGTAAGCGACACCTTCAATGACGTTTCAAGCCTAGTTGATGCAGTTAAGCCGGTTATGCTAGACGGTGGTGAATCATATCAGAGAGGCTTTGTAAAGAGTTATGGCGAGGGTGATTATACCAATGAGGGTGCTGAGGCTGCAACAGCAGAGCCTGAGTTTGGTTATGCTGATATCACTAAGACAAAAATTACAGCCTATGCAGAAGAGCCTAACGAAATTCGCAAGCTTGCCCCTGCTGCGTATGACTCAATTATTGGCAATTCAACTTCACGTGCTATCCGCAAAAAACTTGCAAAAGAAATTCTCGTAGGCACTGGCACTAAGGGTACTCTTACCGGTATTTTTAACGCACCTGAGGACATCATTAATGGCGATTGCGATATTGAAATCAGTGAAATCACAAGCACTACTCTTGACGAGATTATCTTTGCCTACGGTGGTGACGAAGATGTTGAAGGACCATTTACTTTGGTTCTCAACAAGAAAGACCTCAAGACATTTTCTCTTCTTCGCAATGAAGATGGCAGCAAGACCTACGAAATTAAGCTTAACGGTAATACAGGCACAATTGACGGTACTCCGTTCATTATCAATTCAGCGTGTGCAGCTATTTCAGATGTTAAAACTGCAAGCGGTAAATTCTGTATGGCTTACGGACCATTTTATAACAACTATGAGATGGGTATTTTCTCAGATATGGATGTTCAACAGTCAACTGAATTCAGATTTAAGACAGGTCAGATTGCTCATAAGGGTGAAATTTATGTTGGTGGTAATGTTGTCGCTTGGAACGGCTTTGTAAGAGTCAAGAAAGGCTGATATATATGACAGCAACAGATACGCTCGTCACTGCTGCAAAGCTCCGCATTCGCAAGACCACGAATGATATTCTTGACGACGACATTGTACAGCTTGTTAATTTTGCTTTGTGTGACCTAAAACGAATAGGAGTTTGTCAGGGGTGGATTGATAACCCTGACGGACTTCTCATTGAGGCTGTATTGACGTACGTCAAAGCGAATTTTGGTGTGTCAGCAGATGAAAAGCTGATGAATTCATACAATATTATTCTTACTAAAATCAAAGGCGGAAATTACAAAAATTATTCGCAACAGGGGGATTAATTAAAATGAATTCAGAAATTATTGTTAATCTCATATCCAAGGCCACTATCACAAAGAATGAAATTGGCGAGGCTATATATACTGAAAAATCAAATCAGATATTTGCTAAGAAAAAATCAGTAAAACAGTCTGAGTATTTTCAA